ATGGTGTTGAATTGGGAAACTGATGCAATAAAACAGGAGAAAAAGCACATGACACATGATGATGTTTGGCGCGCAATAGAACAATTTGCGATGGAACATAATATGTCTTGTTCGGGCCTGGCCAAATGTAGCGGTTTAGACCCAACGACGTTCAATAAAAGCAAACGCTGGTCAAAACAGGGACAACCACGTTGGCCGTCTACTAACAGTATTTCAAAAATATTGGCTTCAACGGGCGCAAATTTAGAAGATTTTACTAAATTTATCCCATCCGATTCGCATACCATGTAAAACAATAAAATGTTGCACAATGTGCCAAAATCGGCTATTGTGATGGTATGTTGGAAAATATAAAAGTTTATGCGTCTGATACAGTTTGGAACCATATCCTGACCGATTTGGGTGTGAATGTCGTCGATTCGAAAAACATTGCAGATGTTGTTTTTGACGATATTAAAATAAAAGCACCCATTTCGGTCACTGAATTACAATCGTTAATTTTATCGCAATTTGAAAACAAAGATATTATCAGGGCTGTTTTTGGACGTGATGTTGTGTTGCCTAAACTGCAACATAAAATCATAGTTATTCTTTATAAAAATCCAAATATCACAATGCATGAATTAAAAGATTTGATTGGTGTGTTGCCAAACGTAGCAACACATGCTGTGGAAAACGCAGTTTATCAATTGCGAAAAATTTATGGATGTGATATCATACAAAACATAGATGGGAAATATAAGATTGGACGCATATAAATTAATATCTTTAGATAAAATCCCAAGTACTCAAGATTATGCTCATGATTTAATCGCTCGTGGTGAAGCTACCAATAAAACAGTTGTGACTGCGTTGGCGCAAAGTGCCGGTCGTGGTCGTTATAAACGTACATGGGTTTCACATCATGGTAATTTATATGCGTCTTTTATTTATAAAATTGCTGAACGCGATCCTAAATTATCATATGCGATTGCTGTTGCTATTGCCGAAACGATGATTGCTTTTGGAATTAAACCACAAATAAAATGGCCTAATGATATTTTAATAGATGGGAAAAAAATAAGTGGTGTTTTAATAGAATATGCACAAAATTTTGTAATTGTTGGAATTGGTATAAATATTGAAACGTGTCCTGCGGTCAAAGAATACAAAACAACAAAAATGAATAATTATGTTTCGGTATCTGTTAATGATGTGTTAAGTGTGTTAATGAAAAAGATAGATAAATGGCGCGGTGTTAATTTTTCCGTTGTGCGTGAACGTTGGACTGAATTGGCTGCCGGATTAAATAAAACAATTCAATTCCATGGGAAAGATGCAGAATTAATAGGGTTAAACGAAGATGGCGCATTGGTATTAAGATGCGAAAGTCGATACATTTTAACATATGGTGATGAAATCAGTATTTAAATACTCTTGACTTTTGGTGTAATTTGTGATATTATATGTTGCATCAAAGGTAAGAAATCTGTCCGCATTTTGGCGGATTTTTTTATCTCTATTTTTACCCCCACACATTTTTTGTGTGGGCTTTTTTTATACCAAACGGATATAACCATGCAATTAAATTTGATTACTAATATGGACGAATCACAAATCGTTCAATATAAATTGGCACGCATAATATATGCAGAAACAAATGCGCAATCTTTATCTGTGGTCGAAGCAATGGCGTCAATGATTTATAACATTCATATTAAATATGACAAATCTTTTGAAGATATTGCAAACGATGAAAAAACTTTTGATGTTTTAAATAAAAAATCGAAACGATATAAATATCTGTCTGTACCGGCAACAGATAAAAAATTTCAAATGTGTTTACGTGTTGTTAAAACAATGTTGCATGGCAATCTGCGCGATTATGTTTTTGGTGCAACAAAATTTCATCACGCCGACAATATACCTGAATGGGCAATGTCGCGTGGTTATATTGCAGAATATGCAGATATTTTATTCTATTTATAAACCAAAGGAATAATTTATGAACAAATTTATAAATGGTGGATATTTAAAAGGTAAAAAAACATATATTGTATCTGGAATCGGTATAATGTCTGCCGTTGGTGCCTATTTAATAGGTGACGAAGATATTTTTACAATGCTGCAAACAATATTTACTTTATCCGGTATATATTTTCTTAAACAAGAATCTTCAATCAAAGGAAAAAAATAATGGAACAAATTCCAGAAAAGTTTTTAGATGATAATGGTGAATTAAATACATCTGCGTTGATTAAATCATATTGTGAATTAGAAAAGAAGATGAGCAATATGATTTCTTTGCCCAAAGATGATGCAGATGAAAAAGCAAAACAAAAATTTAATCATGCAATCGGTGTTCCTGATGATGCATCACAATATCCAAAAAATGAATTGTTTGATAACGAATCGGTGCGTGAAAAATTTCATGAAATTGGTTTAACATCAAAACAAGTTGAAAAAATTTATTCAATCGCTGAAGAATTTTTACAACCAACATTAAAAAATTTATTTGAAGTGCAAAATCAAAATAATGCAATAAATGAATTAAAAAATTTTTTTGGTGGTACTGAAAAAATGAATGATGCATTACGAGAGATAAATGCGTTTGGTGAAAAGTTTTTACCAAGTGATGCGTTTGATGAGTTGTGCTCTACACCCCAGGGAATACAAGGCATATACAAAATGATGCAATCATTAGAACCAACTGTTTTAACAGATAAAAATGCAACAGAAAATTTAACAGATGATATGTTGCGTGATATGATGCGCGATCCAAAATATTGGCGTGATCAAGATCCAGAATATGTTCGTAAAATAGAAAATGGTTTTAAAAAATTATATTCAAAATAATTTTTATTCTTTACTATTTGTTTTGTTTCATATAAAATATAAAACAAGAACAAAAAAAAATTTTGTTCTAACCAAAAACTTAATTAAGGAGAGAATTATGTTCGGTTTGAAGAAAAAATGTGCATGTGCAAAAAAACCAGCTGCAAAACCAGCTGCAAAAAAAGCACCTGCAAAAAAAGTAGCAGTTAAAAAACCAGCTGCAAAAAAACCAGTTGCAAAAAAAGCACCTGCAAAAAAAGTAGCAGCAAAAAAACCAGTTGCTAAAAAAGTAGTTGCAAAAAAAGCACCTGCAAAAAAAGTAGCAGCAAAAAAACCAGTTGCTAAAAAAGTAGTTGCAAAAAAACCAGCTGCTAAAAAAGCACCTGCAAAAAAACCAGCTGCTAAAAAAGTAGTAAAGAAAAAATAAGAATTTCACGCGTATTCGCGTGGTTTTTTATTGTCCCCGAAATCCTTGGATTTTGGGGATTTTTTGATAAAATTTACAGTCAGATTATAATAAACGTCTGACTGTATTTTTTATTGGATAATCCATTTTGTGGACCAGTATTTTATTTTGTTTTTTTGGCGCAATATATTTGCATAACCATAAATCAAAATTTTGGTGTGCCCGTATCGGGCATTTTTTTAATTAAAACAAAAAGGATTTTTTATGTCTATGTCTGTAGATCAAGTGTTTATAAAACAATTTGAAGCAGATGTTCATTTGGCGTATCAACAAATGGGCACAAAATTGCGTTCTACTATCCGCAGTAAATCTGGTGTTGTAGGCGCTTCTACAACTTTTCAAAAAATTGGCAAAGGTATTGCCAGTACTAAATCTCGTCATGGTATTGTACCTGTGATGAATTTGAATCACACACCAGTTGAATGTATTTTACAAGATTACTATGCAGGCGATTGGATTGATGCGTTGGATGAATTAAAAACTAATGTTGATGAACGTCGTGTTGTTGCTTCTGCTGGTGCTTATGCTTTGGGACGCAAAACAGATGAATTGATTATTGGTGCGATGAATAATGCAACACAATATGTTGGTGATTATTCTACTGGTTTAACAAAAGCATTGATAATGGCTGCATTGGAAAAATTAAATGAAAACGATGTTCCAGATGATGGTCGCAGATTTGCTGTCGTTGGTGTGCACCAATGGAACGAATTATTGGGACTGGATGAATTCGTTTCTGCTGACTATGTTGGTGGTTCAACACCGTTAGTTGATGGTTGTGAATCAAGAAGATGGTTAGGCGTCAATTGGATTTTATGTAATTCTTTGCCATTGTCTAATACTGATGATCGTGATTGCTTTATTTATCATGCATCAAGTATTGGTCATGCCTGTGGTCAAGAAGTCAAAACAGATATCACATGGCATGGTGAACGTGCCGCACACTTTATCAGCAACAGTATGTCTCAGGGCGCAGTGTTGATTGATAATGAAGGTATTGTTCGCATCAAATGTGATGACGATGCTGCATAATTTATAACCAAAAGGAATATCATATGGCGTTTCAAAATAAAAATTTATCTGTAATTGCGTATGCAAACGGATTTACATTGTGGCATTATAAAGCAAATGAAACATTGTCGGCATTAACAACTGCTGGGTATTTTTCAAGTGTTAAAACACTTATGTGTACTGGTGATATAATTTTGATAAATGGTTCTAATGGATCAACAATCAAAGTTATCACAGTATCAGAAGGCGTTGTTAGTGTTGGCGCTCTTTCTTAATGGTGTTTTTTGTTTCTCCTTACTTGCGGGCTGGCATTTGGTCAGCCCGCTTTTAAAATAAATGAGTTTAGATATGTTTACAAAAATAGATTTATGTTCAATGGCATTGTTAAAAATAGGTGAAAAACCTATACAATCATGGCGTGAAGATTCAGCCCCAGCACAATTAGCCAGAACTTTGTTTGATCCAACAGTTGATGCGTTGTTAGCAACTTTCCCATGGCGCTTTGCAACACAAAATTTAGTATTAACAAAAAATAATGATGGTGATTTCATAATACCACAAAATGTTTTACGGGTTTTGAAATGTGAAGGACAAATTATGGGTGACAGAATAAATACATCTGCTGATACAATAGAAATATCTGCAATTGTTAAAACAGATCCTGAACATTTTCCAAATTATTTTGCCACATTGGTTGCTACAAAATTAGCTGTTGAATTTTGTATACCTTTATTGGGCGATACAAATGTTTTCAGAATGATAACTGCTTTGTATGAATCAGAATTTCAATCTGCAAAATTTATAGACAGTACAACTTCGACAAATCAATCGAATATAGACAAATTTTCTTTAATTAATTCAAGATTTTAACAAAAGGATTTCATCATGGGAAATTTCCTTCAAACACAAAATATTTTTTCTTGTGGTGAAGTGTCCCCAGATTTTTATGCAATACATAATATGCATGGGGTTTCTAAACTTGAGAATATGGATGTTTTGCAATCTGGTGGCATAAAACGTCGTGATGGTTTAAAAAGTATAGCATCTGTTGCAAATAATGCGATATTGGTACCTTTCATAATAAGTGAAACGGAAAAATATTTGCTTGTTATTTCTTCGCAATCTATATCTGTTTATCAAAATGATACACAAATAACGACTTTGATTGCACCATGGAATGCGACTGATTTAAACAAATTACAATATGCGCAAAGATTTAATAGTTTGTTTTTTGTTCATCCGGATTTTCCGCCACGCGTATTAACAAAAACGTCAACTGGTTTTGCGATAAAACAATTGAATTTTTATACAAACCCAGATGTCAGCGTAAATATACCATTTACAAGGTTTGATGATACTGATGGGATATCGATCACTATAACCACCAGTACAATAGATAATAATCATGCGATTTTCACAACTAATCAAGATATGTGGTCAAATGATTGGGTGGGACTTAGGTTATTAGTAAATAGCAAACAATGGATTGTTGAATCTGTCCAAAATGCTCGTGTAGCTACAGTATACAGCAACGGTTCATATACAATACCAGATCATGCAATAACAGATTGGAAAGAAGCTGCATTCAGTGCTAAACGTGGTTGGCCACTTTCTGTATCTTTCCATCAAAACAGATTGATTTTTGGTGGCAGCCCATCTGCACCGAACAGTATATGGATGTCAAAGACAGGCGAATATAATAATTTTGATGTTGGTAGTGGACTTGATGATGAAGCAATTTTTGTAACTTTATTATCAGCACAACATAATCATATATCTACTGTCATCAGCAGTGATACTTTGCAGATATTAACATCTGTTGGGGAATGGGCTATTTCAAATACTCCGTTAACACCGACGAATGTAAATATAAAACAACATACATCTGTAGGCAGTATAATTACAAATTATTTGCCACCACAACAGATGGAAGGTCGTACCGTATTTGTATCCAGGTCAGGAAAAGATATTCGTGAATTAAATATGGATGTATTGAACCAAACATATAACGCGGAAGATTTATGTTGTTTCGCAAAACATCTTATGCAGAATCCGATAAGTATAGCGTATAATCCAGCGGAACATCGTTTATACGTTGTTATGTCTGATGGTTATATTGCTGTATTAAATAAATATACGAATACAGAAATATCTGCATGGGGCACATATAAAACAGACGGTGATTTTAAATACGTATCTGTTTTAGATGGAACAACATATGTGATTGTAAGCAGAAAAAATATTTGTTATTTAGAAAAATTTGATAACGATTGTTTAAATGATGCAAACACATATGGTTTTGCATATTGTGTTTCTGCGTTGCCACTTATAGTTAATAATCATGCACCGAAAAAGGTCAGAGCGCGAAAAATAAATTTGCGATTAAAGGATACTAAAACTGTATTTATAAACGGTATGCGTTTGGAAATACCAAACAGTGCCTATGATACAAACAGTAATGGTTATACTGGCGATTTATCCATGAATTTATTGGGTGTTCAATTTGATACTATGCAACCAATGTGGTCAATATCAAGCAGTGAACAATTACCCGCAACGATATTATCTGTAACAATAGATGGTTGGTATTCATTATAATTAAAAGGAGTTTTTATGGGACAATTAGTTTCGGATGTGACAAAAGTTTTAGATTACAAAGAAGCAAAAAAATCAGCAGAAAATGAACGACAAAAAATTTTAGCTGAAATGGCAGCAGATGAAAATACAAAAACTAATTTAATTAAAAAGGTTTTAGCAGAACAACGTGCAAAATACGGTGCGACCGGTAACAGTGGTCGCGGATTGTCAGAAGAGGCAGTATTAAAACGTTTGCGTTCAGAAACATCCATGCCATACGATGAAAAACGTCAAAACAATATCGAGAAAATTAAAAAAACAAAGGTAAAGAAACCAAATATTATAAAAAATTGGTTGTCGAACATAGATAAAATAGCAGGATAGGGGGACAATATGTATAAAATCTCTTATACTGGGGATGGCGAAAACAATGAATTTGTATTTACTTTCCCTTTTTTCCAAGATGAAGATGTTCGTGTTTGCATAGATAATGTTCTGTTAGATAATACTCAATATGATGTCAATGCAAATGAAGATTTTAGTGGCGGTTTGGTTGTTTTTCCAAGCGCACCAGAATCTGGAAAACAAATAGATATATTTCGACAAATATCTTTGAACAGAATCATAGATTATCAGCCAACAATAAAAATAGATCCGGAAGATTTAAATTCAGATTTTAATTTTTTATTGGCTGCATTCCAAGATTTTCGAAATATCGATATTGATTTGTCTGAATGGGCGAATATACATGATACGTTGTTAACACAAATACATTATGCCATTCAAACCATAGAAGATAAAATGTCTGGTGGGGCGGTATTAGGTTTATATAACAATTTATTAAATGTATTGGATGGGGCATTACCAAAACTGATAAATGATTACGGTTCTGTTACAGAACCTGCAGATACAGAAAACAATGACGATTACGGAAGCATATAGTTTTTTACATGAATGGAACAGATTATTAGGTTTGCAGACACCAAAACATCATGAACAAATAATGCAGTTTTTGGTTGATGTTTTTAATAATGAACCACATAGGGGATTATTAAATGCTTTTCGTCATTCTGGAAAATCTACAGTAGTTGGGATTTTTGCTGCGAGTGTTTTATATTATAAACCAGAAACTAGAATACTGATTTTATCTGCGGAATCAGGGTTGGCTTCACGAATGGTGGCACATATAAAAAATATTTTGGAAAATCATCCATGGTGTGAAGATATTCTGCCCGATGTAAAGAAAGAATGGGGAACGCATAAAATTACTATAAAACGTCCCATAGGAATTCGTGAACCGTCTGTTATTTGTCAGGGGATTTCTGGAAATATTACTGGAATGCGTTCGGATTTAATTATATGCGATGATGTTGAAGTGCCTAACACGTGCAATACACAACAAAAAAGAATTAATTTGCGTGAAAGATTGCGAGAATTAGATTTTATTCTGTCGCCACATGGAACAATGGTTTACATTGGTACACCACATACATATGATACGATATATAAAACAGAATAAATTACGATAATGAAGACATAAATGTGCGCAATTTTGCCAAAACAGTTTCACCTTGTTCACCGAACATAGGTAAATATGTTTCGTATTCTGGCATGTCAGCCTGAATCTGGGCCCGATTACGTTCTGTCAATGTTTCTGATAATAATTGGTTTGCCGAATCCCAAATACGATATGCTTTGTCTGTTCTGATAACCATTTTCCATTTTTCAAGCATTGGCGCATCAGAAGCAATAGCAGATTTTATGTTTTCAATCCAATCGTTTCCAAATTTTTGTACGATAGGTATGTTTTTAATTTTATCCAAACCTTCAGGACTTGGTTGAAATGCATCCAAAGCAGCTGTTAATTCTGCTTTTTCTTCATCAGATAAAGCAAATATAACAGATTGTCCGGACATCATACCGCCATATGGTAACAAATCTTTGTCGATGGAATTCATAGGGGTTTTGCCATTTCGTAAATTATTTATATGTGCAATCAATTTGTTGCCCGTTGGCAAAAGTTCAAGTTCAGCGATAACTTTCGGGTCGTTAGATTCTTGGATAAAAACCTGATTAACAGCAGCCCATCCACCGTCTATGACATGTTCTTGGCGGTAAAGATTCAATAAACGTTGTGCGATAATGTGTGCTTGCTGTGGCATGTTTTTCTCTCCCCTTGGTTAAACACGTTTATTGCATAACAATCATTACGATTTTGTGCATTGTTTTGCCAGAAATTTTTTCTTCTGGATTAGATACATGGCCATATGTTTTTCCATGAGAATCTTGACGAACAACGACAATTTGGGCGTCAACGACTTCATCAGAATCTAATTTTGAAAAATCTGCGTCTATGCAAACAGCCAAATCACCAACCTTTGGTTTTGAGTTTGCATCTGCAAAAACGTATGATGTTTCAGGTATGAAACCGTTCAAACGTTTTGAATTTGGAATAACAGCGTAAATACCATTGTGTCCTTCGAGTGTTGTTGGAGCAACAATCATATTTTCATCAGATTTTTTCAATTTGATTACTTTTCCATTTGGAGTTCCAAATACAGGTACCAATTTTTTACGCGCATTATCGTATAATTGTGCACCGTACAAACCACCATGAACGTCTAAACCAGACATCGGATTGACAGGTTCCAAAACAGATCTGACACGTTCCTTAACTTTGTTGATTTGTTTTGTTAATTCGCCTGCGCTGTATAATTTAGCGATTTCATCAAATAATTGAGCAGATGTATAACCAAAAGCTTTCGCTAAAACATCAATTTCGTTTTCGTATACTTCACGTTGACCGACTTCGATTTTATGGTACACAGACAAAGTCATTTTTGCAGCTTTTGCAGCTTCGGCAATGGTTTTTTCAGCGCGTTGACGGATTTTACGTAACCCGCTGCCGAATATTTTCAATCCGCTGCCTTCGTTATCGGTTAAACGGCGTTTAATTTCATTTTGCCAATTTTCTGCGACTGCATCTGATTCATGAATAAATATATCAGATAATTTACAGCCCAAAATTTTGCAAACATTCAAAAGTTGTTTTTGGTTTAAACGACGAACGCCTTTTTCAATCTTTGAAACAGCGGACAAAGATAAATTTGCGCGTTTCGCTAATTCTGTCATTTTCAGCCCCTTGGCAGCACGAATGTTGCGAATATTATTTGGAAAAATGATTTCTTCTTGTGCCATTTATTGACTCCTTAAAGATATGTTGACAAAATATTAGTCAATTTTTAAGGCTTTGGCAAGGAAAAATTAAATAATATCATCAGGGATGTCGTTCACATCGGAAATATTTTGAACGTTTGAGTCATTTTGTGATGCAAAAGGAACTTCAAAATCTTGATCTGGAACGTTTTGTGTGAACTGATTTAAATTATCAAACAGAGAATATTCACCGTTAAAGCTAAGGTGTACAGTTTCTGTTTTTCCATGGCGGTTTTTAGCAATGATAACATCTGCTTTATTACGAGATTTATCAAGACGGTTTTGCCAATGTTGAGTTGCGTTTTCAGAAGCCAATCCGGATAAACGTTTTTCAGGTGAACGACCGTCCAAATAATATTCTTCACGGTACGTAAACATTACAATATCCGCATCTTGTTCAATAGAACCAGATTCACGCAAATCAGATAACACAGGTCTTTTATCATCGCGATCTTCAACTTTACGCGATAACTGGGACAACGCAATAACAGGGACATTTAAATCTTTTGCTAGTATTTTTAATCCACGAGTGATTTCAGATAATTCTTGAACACGATTGTCATTGTGTTTACCGCCTGGTGAAGTCATCAACTGTAAATAATCAATAACGATTAAAGCAATGCCACCAAATTGACGAGCTATACGACGAGCACGTGTTTTTATTGCGGGAACAGACATATTAGCTGTGTCATCTATAACAACAGGAACTTTTGACAAAGCATCTGCGTATTTGGACATTTTCATAAAATCTTCATCTGATAAACTTCCTTCACGCATGCGGACAGTAGGAATTTTTGATTGTGAAGACAGCACACGCGCAGCCAACTGAGATTGCGACATTTCAAGACTGAAAAACGCAACAGCGCCCTTGAATTGATCATTGGCACGACCATTTAATATTGCATTTGCCGCATTAAAAGCAATATTCATCGCTAATGTCGTTTTACCCATACCTGGACGTCCTGCAATAATAATCAAATCAGAACGATGTAAACCACTGATAGATTTGTCCAAATCATCTAAACCTGTGGTTAAACCGGATAATTTTCCGTCCGCTTTATATGCATTTGCAGCTTCTTCCAATGCAATTTTTAATGCATCTGCCAATGTTGCAGTATTGCGTTCAGATTGTCCAGTAGATGCCAAATTAAACAATTTTTGTTCGGCGGATTCAATTTGTGTGTTTACATCTTTGTCTAAATCTTCTGTGTACGCGTCATCTATGATAGATTGCCCCAGATTTATTAAATCGCGACGACGAGCATTATCAAAAACAATACGACCATAATGTTCGACATTTACGACTGTTGCACCTGCAGAAGCCAATTTTGTTAAGTATTCAACACCACCAACACTTTCCAGGGTTCCCTGTTGTTCAAGATATGTTTTTGCAGTGATTATATCAAAAGGAATACCAACGCTGAATTGACGAAGTGCCAATTTATAGATTTCTTGGTGTGCAGGATGTGAAAAATGTTCCGGCAGCAAGAATTCAGATACAGATTCTAATGCGCGGTTATTCATCAACACCGCTGCAAGAACTGCTTGTTCGGCTTCTAAATTCGTAGGTAAAGTTTTCGGAGTAAAGTCCATGTCCATTAGATTAAACGAAAATTTTAATAATTCAATACCTTTTTTACATGGGTATAAATATTTGAAGATTCCTATAGTGGACAGCGCCGGAAATCCGGCATGGCCAGAGATGTTTTCCATTGAAAAAATACATGAATTGGAAACCATTGTGGGACCGCGACATTTTTCTGCGCAAATGATGTTAGAATATGTCGCAGATGAACGAATACACCTTGATCCTGGGGCTGTGCATTTTTATGACGATGATTTTGATTGGCAACGGCTTCGAATCGGTGAAAATGCCATTACAGGATATGCTTTTTATTGGGACCCATCGTCTGGTCATGCAAATTCAGATGGCAGTGTATGTGTTTTAATTTACAGGGATGATAAGAACAGAAATTTTTTCATACATGATGTTATGTATATGTATGTTTCAGATGATGATATTCATCCGCTTGCTACACAATGTAATGCAGTTCTTGATTTTATGCAGAAACACAGATTATCAAGAATAGGGGTTGAAATAAATGGTTTAGGAAACGCATTACCTGAAATAATGCGTAATGTTGCAAACGAAAGACAAAAACAAATAAATATTTTACAAATTTCAAATCATACAAAGAAAGAAACTCGAATTCTGAATGCGCTGGAACCCATTTTGACAACAGGCCGATTGTATATGCACAACAGAATAAAACAAACAATGTTGTTATCAGAGATGTTGGCCTGGTCGCCAATGGGTTCTGTGGAACATGATGATGGATTAGATGCAATTGCAGGTGCTTTGACAATGTTGCCATGCCCAATGCATCAGTTAAATATGAATTCAAAAATAATGAAAGCAAATACAGATTTCAAAATCTAAAAACAAAAGGAAAACAAATGCAAAAAAATCTTATGCAATTATATAAACGTGCTTTGGAAAAACAAGAAGTATGGTTATCACGTTGGAAAACAGCAATGCGATATACTATACCAACAGATGATACAGATACTGCTACACTTTTTGACGCAACAGCATCAGACGCAGTTGATAATCTGGCTGCATCTATGTATTCGTTGTTAACTCCACCAGAATCTTTGTGGATAAATTTGGTGCGTGAAAGTGATTTATCTCCGGATGCAGATTTTGCAACAGCGATGTTGCGAGCACATTTAAACGATTCCAATTTTTATACAACAATACACCAATGTTATATTGATTTGGTTGTTTTGGGAACGGCCTGTTTATTTATGGCAGAAAATCCAATAGGTGCAGATTCTGCTTTTTCTTTCACCGCAATACCAATGACTGATATTGCAATATTACCAGGTATGGTTTTTCATACGACCTCTGTACCTGTTGGGGACATTCCAGAAAGATATCCAAATGTTACGTTACCAAACAATGTAAAAAATATGATTAAAGATAATCCGCAAACACCGATAAAGTTAGTACAATCTTTGATTGGTAAAGATTTTACTGCATGGTTGGATATCGGGGGCGATATTGAAAATAATATTGTTGCACGTGGAACATTTGAAACAAATCCATATATTATTTTCCGTTGGTCCTTGATTAGTGGTGAACAGTATGGACGTGGACCTGTGTTGCGTGCTTTGCCAGACATAAAAACAGCAAACAAAGTTGTAGAATTAGTTTTGAAAAATGCAACTATTGCAGTAAGTGGCATTTGGCAAGCCGATGATGATGGCGTTATAAATCTGTCTAATATAAATTTGACGCCGGGCGCAATAATTCCAAAAGCAGTTGGCAGTTCTGGATTAACACCGTTATCCAGTGGAGCAGATTTTGATGTGTCTCAAATTGTTTTGCGTGATTTGCGCGACAGAATCAGACACACATTGTTAGCTGACAGATTGGGATTATTATCAGATAAAGAAATGACAGCTACAGAAATATTAGCGCGTAATTCTGATATGGTTCGTATATTGGGTGCAACATATGGACGTTTGTTGCATGAATTTATCAGACCTTTGTGTGAACGCGGATTGCAAATATTATCGCGTCGTGGGTTAATAGATAAAATATCTTTGCACAGTGATGCGGAATTAAAATATATTGCACCTATCGCGCAAATGGCACGTGAAGAAATGTCAATATAGGGTGATAAAAATGTCTGATATAGAAAAACAATATGCGCGTACTTTTTCTACACCATACGGAAAACAAGTTTTATCGCATTTACGTTCTTTGACCATAGAACGCGTTTTGGGACAAAATGTGACGGATAGTGAGTTACGCTGGTGGGCTGCACAAAAAGCATTGGTGCATCAAATTGAAAATTTAATTCAAAGGGGGAATAATCCAACACAATAA